GTACTTCACCATCAAACATAACTTCGGTGTTTTCGAGAAATTTTGCAAGGTCTTTTGGTCGTTCTGGGTGATCGTTCATAGATATTTTAGTTTCTGTAGTACTAAAATAATCGATTGGGACATTAAAGAAATCCGCAATTTTTTGTAATTTGTCCAATTTTGGTGTGTATTTTCCCTTTTTCCACTCCGATAAAGTGGATGATGCAACACCTGTTTCTTTGCTTACTTGTGCTGCCGTTTTTCCATATTTATCTAGTAGCTCTTGAAATTTTTCATACATAAATATCACTCCTAAACTAAGAAAGTCGAAAAATAAATATTGACATTTTCGATAAACCGAGTTAAGATTAACTAAACTAAGAAAACCGAATAATGAGTTCGGATAAACGAACCAAGGATGCATTGTTAATTAATGTTATTATATCGGTTTTCCGAGATAATAACAAGAATAATTTGAGTTTCTTAAAGGGGGTGTCAAAATGTACGAGAAGTTTGCTGCTCTTTTATCTAAAAATGATGTAACTGCCTATCAGGTAAGTAAAGAAACAGGTATATCTACTTCTACATTAACAGAATGGAAGCAGGGGAAATATACACCAAAATTAGATAAATTAGTGAAAATTGCAGCATATTTTAATGTTCCAATTGAGTATTTTTTAGATGAAAGCGCGTGAGGTGATTGTTATGGAATCAAAATTTAATCAACTATGTGTTTGGCCAGCAACTACGTTAGATGGATATAGCAAAGAAGACCTTGAACAGTTTTTGTTGGATGAATTTAGTTGCAGAATAAAATTTGCCGAAGAAGTTGTTACTTTACCATGTTTAGAAAAAAATGAAGAAGGTGGAAGGCATGACCTGTTCTTCTACGTTCATGATGATGATATTGGTAGGTTTGCTGTCAAGCGGCTTCTATATGGAATACGTTGGTGGGAAGACGTTCTTGGCAATGGTAACGGATATCAATATTCAGAAGATACCCTAAAAAAGTATCAAAAAACTTGGTAAAGCAGAATGAAAAAAGAAAGGAAAGCTGGTGAGAGTTTAATGGAAAAACATTATGTGAGCAGAAGTGAAATTGCTGTAGAAAGACATTTTGGAAATGGTGCCATATCAATAGAGCAAGTCATTGATTTAGTTAAATTGCTGGAACGGGATATAGGAGGAGGTGAGTTTAATTGGAATGTCCTATCTGCCGGCATAAGATTAAAAGCTGTGAACATGTCTACGTCTGGGATGATATAAGCAAACAGAACATTAGGATTTGCAGCAATATAAAATGTGCAGAAACTTTTAAGCGCGACTTAAGACGGCGCCATAAAACATGTACAACATCTAAAGAAATTTTACCATGAAGGAGGTCTAAAAATGGCAATTAATACAGCTAATCCTTATTTACAAGCTAGATTATTTAGCCAAATTGGACGTATTCAGGCTGCTCAAGAATTAGCTTTGGCAGAGAGTACTCTGAAAAATTATGAATTAGGTTTATCGCCGGTACCTGATTCAACGGTTTTAAGAATGTCTTATCTTTATCGTACACCGTGGTTAAGAGTTCAGCATTTACAGAAAAATGTAGTTTTTTGCGATATTTTTGGACTGATTCCAGAAAGCCCAACATTAGCTTTTGGTGTACTGCAAATGCAAAAAGAAGTTAGCGATGTTGTTGGAGTTTTACCGGCAATAATTAGTGATGTTGTAAATCAATCAAGAGTAAGTTCGCATTTGATAAGTGAACTTAGAGAAGCAGCTGTTGCTTTGCTTAGTATTTTTGGGCGAGAAACAAAAAAAGAAACCGCCTGTGCTGGTACACAAACGGTTTCTAGGGGTTAGTAGACAATTATGTCTAAGGTCAAGTCAATTATAGCACATTATGCGATCTTTGCAAGAAGTAGGTTGCGTTGAAAAATTACTGTGATGTATGTTCTGCAGCTATTGAACCAGTTACCGAACTGAAAGTATGGAACGCAGAAGAGAAGAAGATTTATCGTTTCTGCAGTTTTGAGTGTTTAAAAAAGATGCAGAAAAAGAGCAAAAAACGTAGGAGGTAGTTGTATGGCCAGGGATATAAAACAACGATGTGCCAGATGCGGAAAGGCTATATCTGATTGGCATTATGTCAATAATAAGCCGGTATGTATCGATGATCGTTTGTGTTATCGCCGGCAAAATAGAAAATATAGAAAGCAAAAATCTAAAAATAAGGTTTTGGCAAGAGTTAAATCTAGATATGGAGGTGAACTGTAATGAAATACATTATTGCTTTGATTGGCGTTATTTTGGTGGCTTTAAGCATTGCTAATTCTGTTGATGCTATCCAGCCTGAAGCGCAGGTAGAAGTAGTTTCTTATACTGTGCATCATGGTGATACTCTCTGGTCTATTGCTAACCGTTATGCGCCAGAACATATCAAGGATATAAGAGAATTTATGTGGCAGATTTGCCAAGATGATCGCAACCAGAATTTGTTTAAAGCTGGTCGTTTTTTACAACCAGGAGACCAGATTTTAATACCGTTAAGTATAAAAAAATAGACGCCGTGTTAGGGACGCAGCGCCTATAAAGTGAAAAAACATAGAAACGATATGTTTCTACCCAATTTTTATTATAGCATATCGTTTCGCTGTTTTCTATAATCATTATTTTTAGAAAAAGGAGCAATGAAGTATGACTTATAAAACTTGTCCTAAGTGTGGGTCTAATTTAGATGCAGGAGAACGCTGCGACTGTGAAGATGTGGAGCTGACGTGTGAAGGGTGTTCTCATTGTTTACCTATCGGTGAGGGCGATCATATTTGCGACAAAAATGGAGTTCCGGTTATCGTTTTGTCGGAATATATTCCGACTGAAGATTATTTATGTTGTAGAAGAAAGGATAGATAAAAATGGCAAAACTGATTATGACTGTTGAGGAAATGCAAGATCGTAGTAAATGGCTGGAAATGCGTAAGTCTGGTATTGGCGGCAGCGAAGCCGCTGCAATCGTGGGACTTAATCCGTGGAAGTCGGCGTTTCAGCTTTGGATGGAAAAGACAGGGCAGGTTGAACCGGAAGATTTGAGCGATAACGAGTATGTTTATTGGGGCAATGTATTAGAGCAGGCTGTTGCTGATCGTTTTTGTGAGCTGACAGGAAAGAAGGTCCAGCGACGGGGCATGCTGCAGGATGACGAATATCCGTATATGCTTGCCAGTGTTGACCGGATGGTAATTGGTGAGAACGCAGGTCTTGAGTGTAAGACGACTAACGCCTTTAACAGTAAAGTTTGGGATGATGATGAACTTCCAGATAGTTATTACATTCAATGCCAATGGTACATGATGGTTACTGGTTGTGAGAAGTGGTATATCGCTGTATTGATTGGTGGAAATAAGTTTATATGGAAAGAAGTGCCACGTAATGCGGCTGACATTGAAGCGTTAAGAAAGGCTGCAGTTGATTTTTGGTCAATGGTAATCACTAATACTATGCCGCCTGTAGATGGAAGTAATGACTGCAGTAATGCTCTTGCTGATAAGTTTCATGGAGAAAGTGGTAAAACTATTGATCTTCCAACCGCCGCTAAGGCATGCATAGAGCGTCTACGGAGTATTAAAGAAAGTATCGGTAAACTTGAGGAACAAAAGAAGTTAAGTGAGAATGAATTGAAATCAATGTTAGGTGATGCTGAGGTTGGCATTATAGGTGAAGATAAGGTTACATGGAAAATCCAAGCGGGAAGAGTGACTGTTGACAGTAAAAGATTGAAAGCAGAACAGCCTGCAATCTATGAATCATACAGCAAAATTGGAAATCCAATCAGAGTATTTAAAGTTGGTTAATTATAAAGGAGCGTGTTTTAAATGGCAAATACAAGCGGTGGGTTGTTATCTACAGTAAATAAATCTAATGAAAATAAAGATGTACAGAAAAAGAGCGTTGCTTTAATTATGAACGAAATGCTTGATAGCAATGGTATTAAGGCAAGAATCAATGAATTGCTTGGCAAAAGATCTGCACAGTTTGCCGGTAGCTTAGTTAGTTTAGTAAATGCTGACGCAAATTTGCAAAAGGTGTTTGCACAAGCTCCGATGACTATTATTCAAGCTGGACTTAGAGCGGCAGCTTATGATTTGCCTGTCGATCCAGGTCTTGGATATGCATATATTGTCCCATTTAATAATACAGTTAAAGATAAAGATGGAAAAGAATTTAAACGTATGGAAGCTACTTTTATTATGGGTTATAAGGGTATGTATCAATTGGCCATGCGTACAGGTGTGTATAAGAAGTTAAATGTTGTTGATGTTCGTGAAGGGGAACTGAAAAAATATAATCGATTAACAGAAGATATCGAAATTGAATTTATTGAAAATGAAGATGAGCGTGAAGTTAAACCAATCATTGGATATTGTGGATATTTTCGTTTGGTAAATGGTATGGAAAAAACTATTTATATGACGGTAAAAGCATTAGAAGCTCATGAATTGAAACACCGAAAAGGCAAATATATGGGCAAGGGATGGCGTGATGATAAAGATGCTATGTGTCGTAAAACCATTTTACGTAAATTGATTGGTAAGTGGGGTGTTATGAGTATTGACTATCAATCTGCATCCCCATCCATGATTGCTGCGGCTGAAGCGGTTGCCAAAGGACAGTTTGATGATGATGATATCCCAACAATAGAATCTACCGCTACGATTGAACAACTTTCTGATGGGCGCACAGTTGACTTGGAATCGGGCGAAATTGCTTTTGCCGGGGATTTTACTGAGGACGAATTACAAGCTGCTCAAAGCGGAAGTGAGGATAAATAATGGCGATATATCGGCATAGACATTAACCCTGAAACTGTAAAGCAGCAGAAGCAGATATACCGATAAATTTGTTTTAGGAGATTGATATGAAAATAGGTCTTGTTGATGTAGATAATCATAATTGGCCTAACCTGGCTCTAATGAAAATATCAGCTTGGCATAAAAGTCATGGGCATTCAGTCCAATGGGCTGGAAGCTTAGAGCATTACGACATTGTGTATATGGCAAAGGTTTTTACTTTTACGCCGGACGATATTCAATCATATCAGGCTGACAAAGTAGTCAAAGGCGGAACTGGCTATGATTTAACTAGTAGACTGCCTAAGAATATTGAATGTGCTTTTCCCGATTATGATTTATATGGCATCAAAAATATGGCATATGGTTATTTAACTAGGGGTTGTCCTCGTAAATGTCCATTTTGCATTGTTGCGAAAAAAGAGGGAAAACAAGCGTATAAAGTTGCTGATTTATCGCAGTTTTGGCGTGGACAGAAGCACATAAAGCTGCTTGATCCTAACCTTTTGGCGGCTCCTGAATGGCGGGATTTGCTTGGACAACTGGCTGATAGCGGTGCATGGGTAGACTTCACGCAAGGGCTTGATATTAGGCTTATGACAGACGAAAAAGCCGCTGCTATTAATAAAGTCAAGTACAGTATGCTTCACTTTGCTTGGGATAATCCTGCTGATATGGGAACGCTGGAAAAGTTAAAGGAATACAGATCTGTGTGGAAAGGCAGTCAGCGTAACCGTAGCGTTTACGTGTTAACAAACTTTAATAGTACACACGAAGAAGACTTGTATCGTGTGTATACCTTGAGGGACATTGGCTATGATCCGTACATTATGATTTTTGATAAACCTAATGCGCTGGATAAAACAAGGTACCTGCAGCGTTGGGTTAACAATAAACAGATATTTAGGACGATTAAGAAGTTCGAAGACTATGATCACACGAGAGGGTGAGATAATGGCGAATTTAAAAAATTACACTTCAATGGCTAATCCGTTAAAGACCGCCGCGGAGATAGAAGCAATTTTGATTATCAACGGGGCTAAGTCAATTCAGAAAGATTGTTTCGGCGGTAAAGTTATAGCATTGAGATTTCTTGTTGATACGGCTATTGGCGAAATACCTATAGCACTGCCGGTCAACGTGGAAGCAGTACAGAAAATTTTATCAGCTCAAAAAAAGCGCAATAGCAATGTAAAAGCTACAGCTGAGCAGGCGGAGCGTACAGCGTGGAAGTGCCTGAAGGATTGGGTTGAAGCTCAGATGGCTTTGATACAAATTGGTATGGTGAGTATGGATCAGATATTCTTGCCTTATGTAATAAACAGGGGCGGCAAGACACTTTATGACACAGTGCGTGAGCATGGTTATCTATTGGATAAAGGAGTTGAACGTACATGAGAAAACGTGAAGTTATTATCACTTTATTATTTGTTTTCGCTGCAGGTTTCCTATGGCATCTTGGTTGTGCTTTGGCAGAGGTAGCAGTAGAGTGGCATATTTGGAGAGGCTGTGTGATATTTTGAATATATTTGATCCTGACAAGTATAACGAAATTATGTCTTGTAACGCAATATTACTAAAATGGCCGCTAGGGCAGGTAAGGAGAACTTTTTATAAATCAAGGCCTGCTGGCGGTGAAATACGACTAAGAAGGACAGGCGGTTGTAGAATAATTTGGCCTTGGCAGACATTTTCTGCTAGGTATAAGAAGAACGGCAGGAAACTGATTAAACGGCGGATAAAGCTGCATCACCGCAGTATTGAAGGCGTTGTGGTTGAATGGTTTCCTTATCAAAAAGGAGTGAGTGTGCGATATGAATAAAGTTGTTTTAATGGGAAGATTGACTCGTGATCCGGATGTTAGATACACACAGACAGGCAAGGTAGTAACCCAGTTTACATTAGCGGTAGATCGACCGTTCAAGTCTGCCGACGGAAATAAGGAAGTTGACTTTGTGCCGGTAGTGGTTTGGGGTAAGATTGCTGAAATGATTGGTAATGGCTGTCATAAGGGGCATAGGTTGCTTGTAGACGGTCGGCTGCAGATCCGCAGTTATGATGCCAAGGACGGTACAAAACGCTGGGTAACGGAGATCATCGCTAATAGCGTGGAATTTATTGAGCGTAGGTCGGATACAGCGAACCCAACAGGTGAAAAAAGTGAGATGGAAGCATTCGGTCAGGCCGTACCGTTTGACGAAGAAATACCGTTCTAGGAGGCGGAAATGCAATACGATTACGAAAAGGCAGCAGCGATAATCAATGCTTTTAGGGATTTGGTAATGGAAATAAAATCCATTGATAATGCTTGTCAGACAGAAATCAAAGAAGCTGATATGGCTTTTTGTGATATTCGGCATAAATGTGAGATTGATTATCCCAAAAACAGGAGCACACGGACCAAAATTTGCAGGTTGATGAAGGAGTACAGCGTAAGACGTCGGAACGCAAAAGAAACTCTCGAAGTTATAACGCCATTGGTACGATTTTTAGATAAAAATACTCATGCCAGTAATTTGATATGTCGAATGGCAAACGAAACTCGCAAGGCCTTAGAAAATACCCGCAGAAGCAAAGTATATAAGGCGAGGGTGCTTCCTGAATTGTTTGAAGGAATGGAGCGATAAAAGTAATTATGCATATCAATATAAAAGCTATGTTAGCAATGATTAAAGATGAACCAGAGGACAAATATATACCAGTTTTAAAACCAATTCTTGAGGCTCTCTTAAACGAGAATAAGATGCTACGTAGGAAAAATAGCCAACTTGGCGGGAAAGTGGCGAGAATGAGGAGAGCACTCAACGGAGAGAGTAAATATTAAAAGGATGATGAAAAATGGAAATAAGAACAATTAGATTAGTAGAAGCAAGATTATTCCAGCTAACCCTTCAACCAATGAATGATAGTGAATATAGCTGCAGAACCATTGCTGTTGCTGACGATTATTGCAAGTTGGTTAAATGGTATCAAGCTCAGATTGTATCCGATGGAAGTGGTGTAATGCGGTTCAAGCCAGGATCTCCATTAGAATGGTTTTATCCTGCGGCATCTTTGGAACTGAATCGTTTAGACGCTTATGATCGTGGGATTTCTGATGAGTGGGTAGAGCTAAGTGTATACGAAGATATTTTCGAGAGTAAAGATTATTATGTTGTTCGCTAAGCATTGGGATTGAAGGTGGCCTTATGGGTAATCGGATAATAAAAGAAAGTATATGCAGCAGCCCTACAATTGATCAACTTAGCTGGTTTGAAGAAGCGTTCTTCTATCGGCTAATTGTTAATTGTGATGATTATGGACGTATGGATGGCAGAATTCCTATTATTAAATCTAGGCTGTTTCCGTTGAAGGATATAACAAAAGCGACTGTTGATGATGCGCTAAATAAGTTATCGAAGGTAGGCTTGGTGGTTCGCTATGAAGCAAATGGGCAACCGTACTTGCAATTGGTAACTTGGGGTAAACACCAGCAGATTAGAACTCGTAAAAGTAAATATCCTGATCCACCTGTTACAGCAAAGACGATTTTATCCACAGGTGTTGAGAAGTCAAACGCTAACACTTGCAATCAAATGAAATCAAGTGAAATCATTTGCCCGCCTAATCCAATCCAATCCAATACGAATACGAATCCAATACAATCCAATACAGTACTATATGAGTTAGTACTTAATACTGCAGGGAAAACCAAAGAGCAGTTAGTGTCTGACGCATTTGATGACTTTTGGGACTTATACCCCAAACAAACGGAAAAAGAAGTTGCTAAAGCTGCATTTCATTCTCTTGTTGATATTGGGGTTTTTCCTGATGACGTTGTTTCAGCTGTGCTGAAGTTAAAACGTGAAAAGGTTGGTACTCAGATTCGTTATTATAAAAAGCCAGCAGATTTTTTGAGTTTTGATGTTATATCGAGATATCTGCCTAAGTATCTAAATAAATGTCCTATTTGTCAGTCTGCTGGATTTGTCCCTGAAGAGGCAGGAAATGGTATGAAACAGTGTGATTGTGCAGATAGGTACAATCATTTGGGGTGGCATTTTAAAGAATCGTAGGAGGGAGTGGTATTTTTTATGGATAAAAAATTGATATATATTGCTCATCCATTTGGTGGTGATGATGTAAACGTAAAAGCGTGTGAGGATCTAGTTCGTAAGCTGACGACTAATTGCAATAACTCTTATGTATTTGTTTCGCCAGTACTTAATTTTGGTCATATGTATGTGGATGTTGATTATATCGATGGTGTAAATATCTGTTTAGATCTGTTGAACGCTTGTAACGGATTATTACTTGCTAACGATTGGCAAACATCCCGCGGATGTTTGGCTGAGTACGCTTTTGCAAAGGCTAAGGGAATAAGAATTTTTAGCCTAAAGGACTTTAACTTATGATTGATTACATTGTTTTATATACTTCATGCTTTGTCTTTACTGGCATATGTGTTGCCTTTGTTTATAAAGCCTTAACCAATAATAGATTTTAGGTATACGCAAGATTACTTCACATTGGAGATGAACAGATTGGTAAAAAATAAAAAATACTCAAGGACCAGTTTAAAATATTGCGGTATTCCAATGGAAAAAGCATTGGACCAACATGGTTGCGATATAGTTCGTGATTTCTTTGGTAAAGTTCTCAAAGCTGCTACATTAGCTGCAGAGAATAATATACATATGGATGGTCAGGCAATTTCTAATTTAATGGCAATGTATCGAAATAGGGTGATTTGATGAAAAAAGAACGCTATATGTCAAAAAACGAAATGTTAGATGCTATGAAGGTTGGTACATTCTCGGGAGAATTAGAAGCTATTGCTAATAGAACACCTGAATCGGAGTGGAGAAAGCGCTTGCGATCTGCAGCAACTAATTGCCAAAAGGTGTTAGAAGAACGATTATTTTGCTTGGATAAGGATCAACTGCAGACTGTACAGCGCCGTCATAATCATAACAAAATGGTTTATGTGACCAGTGACGATAAGAGATATGTACCAGCTGATAAGGAGAATCCCCAGGAGCTTGTGACAGTATCTATTGATGATTTATATACGGTAATAGATCATGCGTTTGAATCGTGTCATCTATGTACACAAGGTATTAAAGTTGAAGAGTGTCGATATCGTAAGTTATACCATCGGTTAGGTGTTCCGGTCGCAAGAGATAATCCTGCAGCTGGTCAATGTGAATTTATGTGGGAGGAAAAATAAAATGAATATTGATAAAAATAAGTTAGTATCAGCAAGAGAGAAAGCCCTGATGAATCAATTTGAACTGTCGCAAGCCAGCAAGGTAGATTTAAGTCTTATAAGACGTTTGGAAAGCATTGGCGGTGCAACGCCGAAATCCATTGCCGAAAAACTCGCTATTGCATTAAGCACCCAGCTGGACGATATAACGACCAGCGAAGATATAGGGCAAGAATCTACTGTCGAAGGCGGCAATTTATCTGATGGCGGTGTTGCCGTCTCAGAGCAGAAAGCTTTTTTGTTGGTTAATACAAGAAGAAGCTTAGATCAATCTCCGGCACCGAGGCTAATCAGAATTGATCAGATAACATATATGAGTGTTGATTTTAAAGAGCCTAAAATTTGGGTGATTTATGAGACCGGCAGTAATGGAATGACCTCTACAGTAACAGAATATTTTAAATCATTTGATGATCGGGATACAGCATGGGCTTCTATTATGACCAAAATATCTGAAACTAATAATGTCATTAGGAGTGATTCAAATGGCTGTGATAACGAATAAGGAGAGATAGCAATGATCTACATAGGGGTAGATGTAGGTAAAAAAGGTGGATATGCAATCATAGATGATGATCTTGTAATTGCGTATCCCTATGATGATAAAGAATTTGTTGAATTTATGAATAGCATATGCGACCGAAAAGCTGTAGCTTGTATTGAACAGGTTGGCGCTATGCCAGGGCAAGGAGTAACGAGTATGTTTAACTTTGGCAAATCAGCTGGATTTATCGAAGGTGTATTACAGGCGCTTGAAATTAGATATCAACTTGTTAGGCCGCAGGTTTGGAAAAAAGAATTTGGCCTTAATGGCAATAAACAGAAATCGATAGAGGTGTGTCGGAAGTTGTTCCCGGACGTTAGTTTATTACCAACATCTCGTTGCAAAAAATCACATGATGGCATGGCTGAGGCTTTGTTGATGGCAGAGTATGCCAGACGCAGGATGTAAAGGAGTGCGATTTGAAAATGATTGATGTAAAAATTAAATTGTTAGACGGCGGTATTATGCCAACTAAAGCTCATAATGACGATGCTGCATGGGACTGTTATGCGAGAGAATGTGTCGAAGTTGGCAAAGAACCGGTGTTAATTGGGTTAGGCTTTGCAATAGAGCCGCCTAAAGGCTATTATGTGGAAATTGCACCTAGAAGTAGTATCGGGTTTAAAACGCCGCTTCGCCAGCCGAACGGCATAGGGATTATAGACAATGGGTACAGAGGCGAAGTCAAAGTTATGTACGAAGCCAAAAGGCTAGCAATGAAATTTAATAAAAATGGCAGCTCATGGGAAATGCCCTATAAAGTTGAAACAGGTGATCGTATAGCACAGATGATCTTGCGTAAGCAGGAGGAAGCTGTGTTGATAGAAGTCAAGGAACTTGCGGAAACCGATAGAGGAATAGACGGCTTTGGCAGTACCGGGAGGTAAATGATGGCTGAAACGAAACTGACAAAAGAAATTAAAAAAGCGCTGTTGTATTATGCCAAAGCTGATCAGGCTGGCGTATATGGTTGTTATGAAGTTTGCCTGGGTGCTGGTTATGGTGATGAATATGTAGATTTTATGACTATGAATAGTAAAAATGAATTCAAATCGTATGAAATTAAGGTAAGCTTATCGGATATGAAAAGTAAGGCAAAACTATCTTTTTGTGGCAATTATAATTATTTAGTTTTACCAACAGAGCTTTTGTATAATCCGAGTGCAAAAGAAGAAATTTACCGCCATATATCGCATGGGATTGGGATACTGGGATATAATCCGGAAAATGCTAAGATAATAGAATTGAAGAAGTCAGGACATATGACGCTAAACATCGGCCGTAAAGTTGAGCTTATGCACTACATGATTCGTAGTTTGAGCCGATATCTAGTTAAATTAGCAAAGGACGTGAATAGATTATGAAAACAGTAATAGCAACAATTATTGAAAAAAATGAGTATAGGATAAAAATAGACGTAGAAAATGACGCTACAGAAGACGAAATTTGGGATGCTGTAGAAGAAGTATATTGGAAAGATGATTATAATAATATGGCCAAAGTGGATAGTAATTATAATATAAAGATAAAAAATAGTAGGTGAATAGATTATGCGATTAATAGATGCAGATGCCTTAAAGGAAAAATTTCAAGAATGTATTAATAGTATCACAGTAAGTGACCCATTTATTACAGGGGTTAAAAACGGCTATGAAAGTGCTGAATACTGGATTAACGAAGTCCCTACAGTAGAAGAACGTAAGCATGGGCATTGGGAAGGGGGCGGTGCTTACTACTGTTCTAATTGCAACGCATATGCCGCAACAGATGTATTTGGCGGCGGGTTGGATATTACTGAACAGCATTATTGTTATAACTGTGGGGCTATTATGGACGGTAAAGTAGGTGATGACAAATGAGAAAATATAATGGTCTTTTTGCCTCTAGAACGGTAACACATACTCTGCAAGTAACATTTCAACTTGAAGAACATAAGGGTTATGGGTTGTTAGATGTAAATGGAAATATTTATGGTCTGGATACGTTTTCTGTAGTAGAAGATGCTTGTATGGATGATTATAAAGAATTTGTAGGAGTATCATTTAAGGATAGTATTGATCCTGATTACGTCGTCGTACAATTTGCTGACGATGAAGATAGTTGGGAAATACCGTTGGAAGATGTGAATAAAATGATCGTTGGAATTGAAATAGTTGATTGTGTAAAGGAAATAAAAAGGAGAAATAGTAGATGACTAACGATAAAGCCTACTGCATACGAAGTAACAAATTTATGGAGAAACCCTGTACTAACACTAACTGCGACCGGCACGAAAAAAATGAGCCAGTTAATGGCGGTAATCACCGGCAGTGGGTTAATTTTGACGAATGTAATGATTACAGAACTAAGGACGTTGAAATTATTTGTCGTATTGGAAACTGTCTTGATTGTTCTCCAGCAATAGCGGAATCCATATATGAAAAGGCTGATGAGCTAAGTTTAGAAACAAAATATTCTATGGAAAGAGTAACAAACGATATATGTAAAATTTATAGGGTGTATGGGTATGAATTCTTGATTGATATGACAGGCGATGCATATTTAGGAGTCATATATGATTTAAGTAATAAATAATGGAGGTGCAGCATGGCTAAAATAGATGGATCTTGTAAAAATTGTAATGAACGTCGTGCTGCTTGTTGGGATAAAGGAGCGTGAAGATGTGGCTTTAGAGTATAAAGTTGTTTATCAATATTCTAATGATCCAGAGTTACGGCAACATTCTGAAACGGTTGATGCTGTTGATGCTATTGACGCTATGAATAAAGTTGAAACTATGATTAATGCTAAGACAAAAGAATCATTTGAAATTATGGCTGTTATTTTGAACGGAAGAGTAATTAAGTAAGTTGATAGTTTGAGATGTAGAGAGGGAAACATGTCTAAGGTCAATACATGTTTTCGGAGGAAATATATATGAGCATTATCAGCCGGAAGACACTGAATATAATAAATAAAAAATATAGGCAAAGAAATTCTATCGAACAGGCTGTGTGGAGAACAAAACTAGAACGGCTGGACCGAGGTTCTTATACTGGTAATATCGGTTACTCGCAGCCTGATCCTACTGGTAATGCTGCTATTAGAAATGCAGAAGAAGTTTTGAAAGTAGAGATAACCAATGAACATGGATTTATAGTGACCATAGATTATCCTGAACGCTGGCTGAAGGTGATGGATACAATGATATATCATTACCAACAAAATGACGATGATCGGCATCAAAAGACACAGGAAATAATTATGCGGCGGTATTTTAAAGGGGAGTCGCCAGATGTAACTGCTGGTCTGCTGGGTATCGGAAGGACAACTTATTTTGAACTATTAGACAAATTTTTGGCTGATACAGCAGCTGTTGCATTCCATGAAGGAGTATTGGAGCTCCCGATAAAATTGATTGACTTTAAATATGAGAAGTAAAGAAGTGAGTTCACAATAATTTCACAATTAGTCCCGGACTTTTTATCTTTTACACCGTGGTAAAATAATAGTGTAAAATTTTATAAAAAGTAAAAAAGCCGGGCGGACCACAAAAGAGTGAATCCGTTCCGGCTTTTTATATGTCATAATTGTCGATTTTTTAGGAGATAAGAAATGAAAGAGATTGCAATACATTGTGCCTATGACGAGCTTAAAAGTATAGCTGAAGTTGTACCTAATCCCAGAAATCCGAATACGCATCCGGAAAAGCAAGTGAAGCTTTTAGCAAAGATAATAGAAGCTCATGGGTGGCGGGCACCAATTACTGTTTCAAAACGAAGTGGCTTTGTGATTCGTGGTCATGGCAGATTAGCTGCAGCTCAATTACTTGGTTGCGAAACTGTGCCGGTGGATCTGCAGGATTATAAAAATGATGCCGAGGAATGGGCGGACATGATTGCTGATAACCGCATTGCAGAGCTTTCGGACATTGATCAGGATGAGCTGATGCAATTGGTTGTTGACCTGGACAGTATGGATTATGACACAGGGCTGTTAGGTTATTCTGATAAATCAGTTGCGGAGATGTTGGCTGAATATGCAAAACAGGACATCAAAGAAGATGATTTTGATGTCGATTCTGCTTTAGCTGAAATTGTTGCTCCGCAGAGCAAGCTTGGCGACATTTACCAGCTTGGTCAGCACCGATTAATGTGCGGCGACAGCACAAGCGAAGTTGACGTGCTGAAGCTTATGGACGGCGGACTTGCTGACATGATATTTACAGACCCGCCGTATAATGTAGATTATCAAGGCGGGACCGATGAAAAACTAAAAATCCAAAATGATAATATGCCGGCAGAAGAATTCAACGAGTTCTTGCTGGCAGTCATGAAGAACTTATTAAAAGTCACAGCGCCTGGTGGTGCGATTTATGTTTGTCATGCCGATAGCGCCGGGAGTGATTTCCGGGGAGCAATGACAAAGGCTGGTTGGTCGTTAAGGCAATGCCTTATCTGGGCAAAAAATCAGTTCACACTGGGACGCCAAGACTATCAATGGCAGCATGAACCTATTTTATACGGATGGAAGCCTGATGCTGGCCACAACTTTTACGGCGGACGGAGGCAGAGCACCGTTATCCCTTCGCTGTTTCCGGTGACAGTTACTGAAGACGTCGATGGCAAGAAATTGGTAACATTTAACTTTGGTATCGGTCAGGTAGTATTAAAGGTACCGGAATATATTGTTGTCGATACTGAGGATGCTGCTACTGTAGTCCATGTCGAAAAACCGGCCCGGAACGGAGAACATCCAACAATGAAGCCGTTAGCCTTGTGCGCTAAATTTATCGCCAATTCTAGCCTTGAAGGACAGTCGGTAATAGATTTGTTCGGCGGCAGCGGAAGCACGATGATGGCAGCTGAGCAGATCGGCAGAAAATGCTATACGATGGAGCTTGATCCAAGATACTGTGACGTGATTATCAGGCGTTACGAAGAAATGACCGGGAACAAAGCAGTAAAAGTAAATAAGTGATTTTCACTTATCCTCTCAATAAGCACATTTGCTAATTGGGGGGGTAAGTCAGCCAATGAAAAAAGAGCCAGGCGTTGGAGCGCCTGACTCTTAGGCTGGAAAACCTCTCCCAGCATAGAGAGATAGCACCAAGTCTGTGGCCACAGTTTTGCAGCTGCTATCTCAACTAATAATTATAATCTAACTGGGGTGAGAAAACAATGGAAAAAGAAACGAATGTTTGCAAAAATGATGCTTTACGGAGGGCTTTGTGGCGGCGCGCTACTGGTTATGAAGTAGAAGAAACAGAAATAATTGCTTCAAAGGATGGAAGACCGCCGAAAATAAAGAAACGTAAACGTCATATACCTCCAAGTTTGGAGGCTGCTCGAGAGTATCAACGACTTTATGGGAAGTTAGGGCCTATAGAGGAATAAAATTTAAGATTAATGCAAAAGCACTCATTTTACTATGAGTGCTTTTGTTATACATAGAGAAAAAGGAAGGTGGCGGTTGATGCCTAAAGCGAGAAGTCCTGAACGTGATCGGGCATATGAAATATATAAAGAGAGTAATGGCCTTATTACATTGAGGGAAATCGCATCACGGCTGGGCGTACCTGAAAAGAGTGTTTCTGGATGGAAATGCAAAGATAGTTGGGATAAAAAAATTAATGGAGTACTCCAATCGAATATTCGGAGTACTCCGAAGAGAAAAAAAGTCGCTAAAAAAATCATTGAAGATGTTGAAAATAACGAAGAACTGAATGATAGAGAGCGACTTTTTATTTTGGCATATTTGGAAACGCATAATGCTAAAATATCATGTTTACGAGCTGGCTATGACGTCCAAGAACGTTATGCGCGTCAGCTTGGATATAAGATATTAAACAGAGATAGAGTAAAAGTAGAAATTGAAAGATTAAAGAAAATGCGTAATGAAGCGATGTTTTTATCATCAGAAGATGTGCTTGAAAAGTATATGCAAATTGCATTTGCTGATATTACTGATTTTATCGAATTATCTGGTTCGGGTGAATGCGTTAATATAAAAAGCCTTGATAAATTGGATGGTGGAGTTATTGAAAGTATAAAGAATGATAAATTTGGGATTTCACTTAAACTTTCAAACCGGAATAAGGCGCTTGCTTTTTTGGCCAAGTATTTTGAAATGAATCCTATGGATAAACACCGGAAGGAATATGATAATAAGCGTTTAGAGTTAGAGCGTGTAAAACGTGATGATTCAAATGGACAGCAATCGAATGGAAGTGAAGGTCCTTCGGTTGTTTTTTATTTACCGGATAATGGTAGAGGCGATAATAATGGTGGTGTGAAAAATGATTAATGAAGCACCTAAAATTATTAGACCACAAGTAGGGCCACAAGAACTGTTTTTATCAACCCCAGCTGATATTGCTTTCTATGGAGGTGCTGCCGGTGGAGGGAAAACATATGCTTTGTTGTTAGAATCACTTAGACATACAAATAACGATGGATTTGGTGCAACTATATTTCGTAGAAATAGCAATCAGATAAAAAATGAAGGCGGTTTATGGGATACAGCAAAAGGGTTATATGTTCCAATTGGCGGCATACCTGTAGAAAATCCACAACCTAGATTTAGATTTAAATCTGGATCAAAAATATCTTTCGCTCACTTGCAACTTGAACGGGATAAATTTGCATATCAAGGTGCTCAGATTCCTTTGATTGGGTTTGATGAAATTACACATTTTACATCCGGTCAATTTTGGTACATGTTATCACGTAATCGTTCTACATGTGGAGTGAAACCATACATCCGTGGAACGACCAATCCTGATGCTGATAGCTGGGTAGCTCCGTTTATTCAATGGTATTGGGATGCCGATACTGGTTATCCAATCCCAGAGAGAAGCGGAGTGATTCGTTATTTTACCAGGTTGGGCGATGAAATCATTTGGGGGGATACACCGGAGGCGGTTATGGCTCATTCCCCTGAGATTATCAGAGAACAGGTCAAGAGTTTCACTTTTATTGCAAGTAAACTAACCGACAATAAAATTTTGATGGAAAAAGACCCTGGTTATTTAGGTAACCTTAGAGCTCTTGGTGCTGTGGAACGTGAAAGATTAGAACATGGAAATTGGAAAATACGACCTGCGGCTGGGCTTTATTTTAAACGATCTTCTATCCAGATAGTTGACGCTATTCCGAATAATGTAATTGCTTGGGTACGATCATGGGATTTAGCTGCTACTATTCCTTCTCCAATAAATCCTGATCCTGATGCAACGGCTGGGGTATTAATGGGTAAAACAGATAACGGTCTTTATATTGTAGCCGATGTAAAACGTGTTCAGTTAGCTGCTGCCGGAGTACGCAACATAACCAAAAATACAGGGGTTATTGACCGTGCCAAATTAGGTTTTGTATATATTACGGTGCCACAAGATCCAGGTCAAGCTGGCAAAGAACAAGCCGAAAGTTATATTAAGCATTTTACAGGATTTGCTGTTGATGCTGTTCGGCCAAGCGGCAACAAGATTACACGTTCAGAGCCATTTTCAGCTCAATGGCAGGCTGGCAACGTATTAGTCCTCGCCGCTGATTGGAATGAAATGTATTTCTCAGAACTCGAAGCATTTCCTGAGAGCGTCCATGATGATATGGTTGATGCATCTAGTGATGCTTTTAATAAATTGCAGAGCATTAGTCCGTGGGGAGGTTTAACAAGCTAATGAAGAAAAACAATAGTAAAAAGAAGTCTGTTGATAGAACAGATGGATTTTTTAATACTTTTATTAGCCGAGGTGCGCGGCAATATACTAGAGATAATAGTTTCTTTTTGGAAGAACCTTTAACCTACCAATTTTTAGAAGGTATTTGGTCAAATAGGTTGGTTCAGAGAATATCGAGTTTGCCAGCAGAAGCTGCCTTGAAAAATGGCTATAAAATTGAGGGAGACAAAGAAAACCTTATCATTCAATATCTTGATGAAAGGCTTGCTGAATCTATTTTGGCAGAAGCTTTAACATGGGCGCGGCACTTTGGCCGTAGTTGTGTTTTTATGATTATGGATGATGGGGGGACTGAAGAGGAACCAGTAAATTGGGATCGTCTTAGATCAATAAAATCAATGGAAGTATATGATGCGCAAAGCATTATTGAGGATTTTAGTGGATATTTGATTAATGATGATCCGACTGATAAGCAGTTTGGCAAGCCAGAATGGTATCAGATAACGCCACCGTTGAGTGGTAGACCTCTTTATATTCATCACAGTCGATTGTTAATATTTGATGGTGACTTATTACCGAAAAATTTGCGGATTAGTCGTAATGGTTGCGGTATGAGTTGTCTTGAAGGTCTTATAAAAGGAATATATAGATGTGATACAGCTCAGGCGACAGCATTACATGCACTTGAACGCATGAGCACATCGCTTACAAAACTAAACGAATTGGGATCTAAATTAGCTACTCCGCGTGGTGAAGAAGAGGTGCAGCGGCGTTTGGATTTAATTGATATGGCACGTAATATTTTAAATACTATTGCTTTATCTACAGATGATGAATATCAGGTCTTTAATGTACCGATGTCAGGAATTCCTGACGTCTTGGACAACTTTGGACAGTATATTTGCGCAATGACAGGTATTCCTTTTACAGTGTTGTTTGGACGTGCGCCAGCTGGTTTAAATAGTACGGGTCGTGGAGATTTGGAAAATTACTACAATGATGTCGTTGGTAAAGTTCAAAGGCGCCAGTTAAAACCTCAATTGGAAAAGTTAATAAAAACAGTTCAGCTGTGTAAGGACGGACCAACTGGAGGAAGGGAACTTGAAAACTGGACTATTAAATTTAATCCACTGTGGATACCAACTGAAAAAGAGGTTGCAGAAACAAATAAGTTAAACGCTGAGTGTGTAAAAGTTGAAATAGATACGATTAATTCTTTAATGGAATCGCAGCTGCTCGATTCAAGTGAAGTGAGACCATATTTGGCAGAAAAATATGATCTGCCGATTAAGGGGAGTTTGTTGAATTTGAGTGATGATGATGAAATTGAATAATCCGATTAGATTCCTACGGCCATCTGTACAAATTTTATATCCAAAAAGCTCAGAGCGTGAATATTATCGTTTGCTGAGAGCCATGGTTAGAATGTTGAATAAGTTATCTTTAGAAAATATTGAAACATTGAAAGATGTATTAAGGTATGATTCTACTGATAGTGAACGTATATCAGGCAAAGTGTTAGAAGAACTTGAAGTTAGTGGTGTAAAGGCCGAAGTGATGTCTGGTATTAAACGGGTTATGAAAGGTGTAGATAATACTGCGAAAGATAATTTGCGCCGTAGTTTTAGAAACTGCCTTCAGGTAGATGTATTTATAAATGATACAGTATTACTTGAATCTGTAACGTCTGAATGGTATTCTCAGCAATCTCAACATGTAAATAGTATTGTTAGCACTTATACAGATAAATTAGCGACTATAGTCAGCAATGCAGTTCAACGAGGGTCTTTGTACAAGGATGTACAAAAAGAAGTAAAAGATCTTTATAATATAACGGATAATCGTGCAAAGTTCATTGCTCGTAACGAAATTGGAAATTTGAATGCAGTTACAACAAAAAGAAGGCAAGAAGAAGCTGGAATTTATTGTTATGAATGGCGTACTTCAGAAGATGAACGTGTACGTGCATCTCATGCAGAACTTAATGGAGATCTTTTTTTCTGGAATGATAGTAAAATTGGAGAAATCAATGGCAGAAAAATTTACCCGGCACCAAAGCTACATCCAGGAATGGATTATAGATGTCGGTGTATTGCAATTCCAATTATTGATTTAAATAACTGGAATGCTGCTGCTGTAACTCCGACCGGAGAAGTTAAAGCGAATAAACGTCTTGAATTAAGTCCTTATGAAGTTAAGGAATTTAGGTTCTTTAATAAATTTGATGATGTTCCCGATTCAGACCGAGTCAGAAAATCTATAATTGATTTAGACGCTGATACAGGTATAAAATTTATTATGCCTGTAGATTTGAATAAAAAAATGCAAAATTTAACTAAGGATGAGCTATTGCCACAGATCGCAAACTTGCCTGAAAAATTGCGGGAGAGGATAAAGGAAGTTAGGATTTTGGATATATATTGCCCTGCAGATGAGAAATGGATTGAGGCATACCAAGGTTTTACCCATGCATATGCAACTGCGGAGGAATATATTATTACTTTCTGGCGCAACAATAGAGAAGCACTTCCCGAAGGACGGCTTCAAGAAATTTTGCTTCATGAGTGCGGTCATCTGTTGGATATTTTATATAGCGGCGTTTCTTCTAGATCAAAATGGTTAAAGGCTATTGAAGAAGATACCAAAATACATGGGCTACCAGTAAATGAATATGCTAAAAACTCTCCAGAAGAAGATTTTGCAGAAAGTATAATGATATATTATACTTATGGTAGCAAAGCACTTGCTAAATATTATCCTAATCGTCATAAGATTTTGAAGGAGCTGCTTAAAGATGATTGAGCCCAAGAAATTTCAAGAGAGAGTAATACATAAAACTCCGCATGGTGGTACGTATAGTATTGCTAGTTTTTATGACGGTAAGACTAATATGCCCTGTGAGAGGGAAGTGTCTAATGTATGGATTATCACAGAATACAATGACAAAGACGAGGTGATACATTCTAATAGAATGTATCGAGGTGATGGGATCAAATATAGCTCAATACCAGGCTTTTTGTTAAAGAAAAAATAAGAATTATAGTTAATCTAAGCGCTTACAATTGTAAGTGCTTTTTTTATATCCATTTTTTATGAGAGGGGGTGATAAAATGCGGAAAGTGCAGCGATATGACAGTATGCAATTTGTTGCCGGTGCTGTAACGACACCTGAAGGGTTTTTACTTGATTCTCCGATTGTGGCCAGAACAGGTATTTATACTTATCTACAACCTGACGGTTCTGTAAGGCGCGAATATAGACCACCGGATGAGGTATTTGCTGAAGATGCTCTCGTTAGCTTTAAAGGGAAACCTATTACAGTATTACATCCTAAAGGTGGGAGGGTAACAGCAGATACTGCACATAAAGTAACCATAGGAACTATAATGTCACCAGCATATAGGAAAAATGATACTGATGTAGCTTGCGATATAATAATCCATTCGCCACAGGAAACTAAAGGTTTCCGGGAGTTGTCTGTTGGTTATAGCGTAGAGTTAGAGGAAACTCCTGGTTTGACGCCAGATGGTGAACCTTATGATGCAGTACAACATCTGATAAGGTGTAATCATTTGGCTGTAGTACCAAGTGCAAGAGCAGGGAGAAAGGCCCGGCTAAATTTGGATGGAAACGAAGTATTAGACGGTTTTGAAAGTGAGGGAAATAAAAACATGGTAAAAATCAGAATTGATTCCAATGAATTTGAAGTTGAGCAGGCGGTGGCTAATCACATTACTGCATTGACAAATAAATGTGACGCTGCGAATGCAAAAGCAGATGCTGCTGAAACAAAATTTACTCAGGTTAAGACTGAATTGGAAAATGTAAAGACAGATGCTGCAGACCAAAAAGTAAAACTTGATGCGGCAGAAGCTGAACGAGATGCTCTGAAAGGTAAACTTGATGCGGCTACAGCTGAAAAAGAAGCTGCTATAGAAAAAGCTGTTGGAAAAGCTAAGGCAGAGGTTAAGGAACGTGCAGAGTTGGATGCTTGTGCTAAAAAAGCGCAGGTAGAAAAAACTGACGGTCTTGATAATAAAGCTTTAAAAATTGCTATTGTTAAAGCTTTGCGTGGAGATAGCGTTGATTTTGAAGGTAAGACGGATGATTACATCAATGCCTATTATGACAGTATCAAAAATGATTTGAATGATACTGACGAAGCAGTACGGCAACAACTTAACAAGGCGCGTCAAAAATTAGACGGGCAGGAATCTCAAACCCCTGCTGCAAAACATCGTCAAGATATGATTGACCGTATGACCAATAAAAAGGAGGAAAAATAATATGCAACTGAAATATGGTGAAATGGATGTAGCCCTTGTTGGGCAGATTGCTGATTTGAGCAATAAAACAATTGATAGCTTTGCTGCAGAAGAAGCTCTTGATCCAGGAGTGCCGGTCATTCGTGGTTCGAATCCAGCAAAGCAAATAAAAAAAGCAGGAACAGGTACTCTAAAAGATGTAATTGGTATTACGGTTCATCAACACAAAGAACCCGATGATCCGTACTATCCTGTTGGTTATTCCGTGGGAGTAATGACTCGTGGTCGCATTTGGGTACCGGTTACTAAAGCTGTAACTGCAGGTAAGGTTGCCAATTATAAAATTGCAGATAATGGTTTTACTGATGAGGCTGTTGCAAGTGGAATTGAAGCTGTTGGTGTATCTTGCGTTTTTTTGACTAGTAGTGCCGCTGCTGGTATTGCTGAAATTGAAATTGGACATGCAAATGTTACTGTTACTGCCGGTGCGTAACGAATAAAGGAGGATATGTATATGAGTAATGTAATGAGATATGATGAACAAGACTTAATGGCCTGTAAAACTTCTGGATTGTTTCGTGAAGATGCAGGAGAAAGCGTATTTTTTGCTCAGGAACTTCAGAAAGTAAAAGCCAAAACATATGATGTAAAAACTCCTGCAAATAATGCAATGAGCATTTTCCCCGTTACTAGCGAAGCAGATCCAGGTGCTGATACTGTTGCTTTTGATAGCTACGATTCTGTTGGCATGGCTAAGATTATTACAAACTATGCTGATGATCTGCCACGTGCAGATGTTAAAGCCCAGCGCACAATTGTCAAAGTGTTTGATATTGGTACTTCTTATGGTTATTCTATAAAAGATATTCGCCGGGCGAAAATGACGGGGAAACCGTTGACAACACGCAAAGCAGAATCTGCTCGCAGAGCTAATGATGCTTTGGTTAATAAGATTGCATTTCAGGGCGATGCAGAACATGGAATTCTTGGTATTTTTAAACATCCAAATATTACAAAGTATGTTTTACCTGCAGATGGTGAAGGTTCTGCTACTACTTGGGATAAGAAAACACCAGTACAGATTCTTCGTGATATGAATAATGCGGTTTCTATGATTGTTGATGTAACCAAAGGCGTTGAAATTCCGGATACTATTTTGTTGCCAATTGATAAATATAATATCATTGCAACTACGCTTTTGCCGGATTCTGGCGGGCAGACTATTTTAAGCTTCTTCCAGGAGAAAAATCCTTATATTCAAACCATCAAGTCTATCCATGAAGCATCTGGTGCTGGGACTGGTGGCAAAGATATTATGTTCATCTACAGAAATGATGCAAACGCACTTTCTTTGGAAATTCCGCTGCCTTTTGAGCAGCTTGCCCCTCAAAGGGAAAATTTGGAAATGGTGGTCCCTTGTGATTCTTCCACTGCCGGTGTTATGGTATATTATCCTCTGTCTATCTGCATGGCAGAAGGTATCTAAATTAAATAGCTCTCCAATTTTAAGGAGAGCTATTTTTATATCTGAAAGGAGTGTAAAAATATGTTGTTAAAAAATATTTCTAAACGGTTAATTGTTGTTGAGGATAAAAAAATTATTCCAGGATATTCTGCTGAGGTAAGTGATACTTATGCCTCTCATCCGATTGTAATTGATATGATTGCTAATAAAGAATTAGAAAAAGTGGAAAATTGTAAAGCTGCTTCGATTGTTAGTGAAGGAACCAGTAATAGCCAGGACCCAGAAGTAGTTGATTTTAAAGATGTGAAGGTGTCTGAATTAGAGGCTTATGCTTCTGAGCATGGTATTGACTTAACTGGTGCAAAGACCAAAGAAGAAAAAATAGCGTTGATTAAAGCAAATGAAAGTAACTGATCATGGATGCAGAAGAACATAAATTTGTTGAATTATTTCGCTTGTTAGCACCTGATTTAGCAGATGCTAAAGAAGATATGATTATAGCAATGCGTAACCTCTGTGAACCGATGGTGAATAAAGAAAGGTTTGGCGATTTATATGATCAGGCTTTAGCATACCTTGTTGCTCATCGGTTAGCGTACATCAATGTTATTGCAGAGAATGGGGCAGGATCTTCGGCTGCTACTGCTGGCAGTTTAGTTTCTGAAAAAGAGGGCGATTTGGCACGTTCTTACAGTTCTTCAGGGATTGGCACTGGTTCTTATATTGACAATTTAGATAAAACTGCCTATGGCATGGAATTTAAACGTATAAGGGATATGTGCATAGTTTCAATTGTTACGAGGTTTGGTTAATATGAGCGATGTATTGGATATTGATCTCGGATGGAAGGATCTACTCAAAGAATTGAGAGGATTGTCTAAAAAGGAGGTTAAGGCTGGTATTCAGGGGGGGAAAACGAAAGATGGAACTGCAGACATTGTTACTGTTGCTGCAGTTCAAGAATTCGGCGCAATGATATTTCAGCATCCAGGTGAGGTTACCGTTTACCGAAAGGTAAAAAAAGATGGCAGTTTTGCAAATAATGGAAGATTTGTAAAAAAATCGAAAGCGAATTTTAGTAGTACTCATAGAAGCATGGGACGGTTAATTCTTATTCCAGAACGTAGTTTTATAAGGGCAACTTTTGATGAGAAATATGATGAAATTGGTGAACATGCTGAGGCAGCTGTTACGGCTATCATTAATGGCGCTGACGTTAGTAAGGCGCTTGCACGAACCGGACAATATATTGAAGGGGAGATTAAGCGCAAAATTGGTAGCGGACCGTTTACACCAAATAGCCCAGCAACTATTAGAAAAAAGAAAAGTAGCAAACCTCTTATTGATACTGGTCACATGAGACAGTCGGTTCGTTATGAGATTGGAGATAGATCAGATGAGTAGCTTTAGAAAGCCGTTAACGATTTATCGTTATGAAGGAAAACCGATTTTACAGGGTAACGGTAAATTTATTCTTCCTGCTCAGGAGAGTTTTGTTATAAAGGCATCTGTGCAACCGTTAAAAGCTACGGAAATGGATGCGTTACCAGAAGGTAGGCGTGGGAGTCATGCTGTAAAAGTTTATTCTGATACGGAATTATATATGGCCGACCAGGGGACTGGTATACAGGCTGATCAATTTGAGTGGCTCGGACGGAAGTATGAAATTGTTGCTGCAGATGCATACCAGTGTGGTGTAATAAGTCATTGGAGAATGTATGCAGTGGAGGTGAGATCTCATTAGTGAAGTTAATGCCAGAGAAAAAGTTATAGATTTTTTTGCATATTGCTTACGTGATCTATATAAGGGATTACCGGTTATACAATCGAAGCAAGATATTGCAATTGAATACGAACGATACCTTCTTATTGATTTGATGGCTGAGAAGAATATCGGCAATAGTGAAAAATGGGTACCTGAAAAAGAAGAGGTACATATTTTAGGATTGGTAGAAACAACTTTAAACATAAGAGCCTTTGGCACTGGTAGTGTCGAGGTTCTTTCACTTTTAAATGGGTACTTAACATTACCAACTATAGTCGATAAATTTCAAGAAGCTAACATTGCTGTAAATAGTATTGGTAGTGTCATGGATCTTACTGATTTAATTGATGGTAGTCGTTACGTTGAAGAAGCCGCAATTGATTTAACTGTTTCTTACGATAGAGATGCGATTTGTAATCCTGGCTGGTTTGAAACGGTATTTATTGAGGGCAAGTTAACTGAAAAGGGAACCAATCATGTGATTGCTTCAGGTGTTCATTTTGAAGCAAATATAAATATTGAAAAGGAGAATGAATAATATGGCTAATCTTGATAGAATCATTAATGCCCAAATATCTTTAAATACAACAGGCATTAGTAGTGCTGGATTTAGCACCTTGATGATTGTTGGTCCACATGCAAACAGTTTGAGCCGTGTGTTGACTATTACTGATGTAGATGAGTTGATGGATATGGGATTTACATCAACAGATGCTATTTATCAGGCGGCAAGCGATGCATTTGCGCAGACCCCTCGTCCAAGTGTAGTTAAAATAGGACGGTTCCAATGTGATACCGTAAAGGTAAAAATGCCGATGGCTGTTGTAGAAGGAGCAGAATATGGTGTTTCGGTACAACGTTTAGATGGTAATGGCAATTTGATTGAAATCAAAGCAAATTATACAGCTCAATCGTCTGATACTGTAGATAAGGTAATGACGGAATTATCTAATAAGATTGATGAATTGGATACTGCTCCTAAATTTTATGCGGTATCTGTAATGGAGGATGAACTTGTTGTTAAATCCACTGATTCCAAAACAAGCTTTGTAGTCGTTCCAAATGGAAAACTAGAAGTTAGTAGCCAGGAGCCAGCTGCAAATATTGATGTGAGCAGTAATATGGCAATGATTTGTGATGCTGATAATGACTTCTACGGTATTTGTTATGTGGATCGTACTGAAGATGCTGTTTTAGCTATGGCAGAATGGACAGAAGCTCATATTAAATTATATGGTGTTACGGTTACTGCCCCTGGAGCGAAAAATGCGGAAATAACCAATGATATTGGATCTAAATTACAGGCAGCTAACTATTATAGAACTCATTGGTGGTACCATGAAAAAGATAATGAGTATCCTGAAGCTGGCATTGCTACACGTTGTTTTGCAATCGATCCTGGTGGCGAAACTTGGGCCAATAAAAAATTATCAAGTATTACTGTGGATAATTTGAATGAAACTGAATACAATGCCATCAAAGCTAAAAACGGTAATACGTTTGAGAAATTCCGTAATGTTACAATCACTCAGAATGGCAAAGTTGCTGCAGGGGAGTGGATTGACGTTATTCGATTCCGTGACTGGCTCGTAGATACAATTCAGACGGAAGAGTTTAGTATGCTGATCAACAGAGACAAGTTGCCGTTTTTAGACTCAGGCATTGGCCTTGTTGAAAGTACACTTAATGCGGTATTAGTTCTAGGACAAAAACGTGGTGGTATTGCTGAAAACGAATTAGACGATGACAATAATGTCATTCTTGGCTTTAAGATATCTGTGCCTAAAGCGGCAAATATTTCGGCCAATGTAAAAGCTCAACGTGTGTTGCGTGATGTGCAGTTTACCGCTCGTTTGGCCGGTGCAATTCATGCGATGGAGATCAAAGGTTCTTTAACGTATGAAAATATTAAGAGTGCATAATGGAGGTGTAAGATATGCCGAATGTAAAAACATATGACCCCAAGAAGGTAATGGTAATTTTTGGGCCGGTTGTGTTGACTGGTTTTGCTGAAGATACGTTTATTAATATTGAAACAGATGGCGATGGTACAACGGCTGTTGTTGGATGTGATCAGGAAATCGTTAGAAGTATTGATCCTGGCAGCATCATCAAAAAGGTTACACTTTCTTTGTTGCAATCAAGTGATAGCAATGATGAATTAAGTGCTATCCATGATGTTGATAACCAGGCAGGTGCAGGTTTGATGCCTTTGGCAATCAAAGACCTGTCTGGAAGATTGTTGATGATGAGTGATCAAGCTTGGATTACGAAAAAGCCAAATGTCAATCGTGGCAAAAGTGCTAGTGAAGGGAAATGCCAATGGGTACTATTAGCGGCTGTACCTGATTCTGCTTTCCTTGTAGGGGGTCATAGTTGATGGAATTAGCGAATGTCGAAATAAAAGAAAAAGAGATTGGTGAAAATGTGTATTTTGTAAGACCATTTCCGCCGCAGAAATCTTTGGAACTTCTTGGTGATTTACAAGCTGTTGTGACATCTTCACTTGATACAGCAGTGGATAAGAAAGATGATATTGAGTCTAACACTGAAGAAGAATCTGTGTTAGATAGAAATATCAACATTGGTGCAATTATTTCTGGTGTTGGTAAAAATTTAAAGGGACCAGTCCTGGTAAACTTTGCCAATAGGATAATTAATAAAGACTTTATTTCTGTCAAAAGGCCATCAGATGAAACTCCTGTAAAATTAGAAAAAAATATTTCTGATAATATTTTTGCAGGGCGATTAAAAGAAATGCTTCAGTTGATGTACTTCGTCTTGGAGGTAAATTATGCTGATTTTTTCGAGAATCTTCCCGACCTTTCTGGAATCCTTCAGGAGCTTGGGATAAAGAAGAAATAACAATACCAGGTAAATTAAGACCTGATTTAAGTAGAGAGTCATTGATATGGCGTCCGGTATTAGCTGGGAAAGTAACAATGACGGAACTTAAATTAGGTCTTGTTAATTTGGTTGATTTGTTGAAAATCAATGCGTTGCTCGACATGGAGGCTGATATACAACGTTATGCAGCAGAGCATCCCAAAAAGGATGGTGATGAACATTGAAGCTAAGAGAGTTGTTAATAGGTATTGGGTTTAAAGTTAATGAACAAAATATAAATGCAGTTGAAAGTAAAATAGGAAAAATCAAAAAAAATCTTAGTGAAGTTGGGACAGCATCTACTAGAGCTGCTGAAATGACTAGTAAAGGCATGGCCACAGTTGGTAATACATCTGAGCGTGCGAAACAAAAAACAGAAAGCGCGTTTTCTGGTATTGAATCTAAAGCTCGTGGCGCCAATGAAGAACTGCACAAGATGGATAGTACTTTAACCGGCTTAAAGAATAAGTTTGTTGGTGCATTAGCTTTTTTGGGAGTTAGTTTTTCTTTAGGGAATATTATCAGGATGGTTGATGAATATAAAACTATTTCTGGGCAGGTTAAACTAGTTACTAGTTCACAAAAAGAAGCTGTGAGTGTACAGAAAGATCTGTATCAAATGGCGCAAAGAACTCGTCAGGAATATGGTGCTACAGCTCAGCTTTATACGTCTGTTGCACGCAATGCAAGTGAACTAGGAAAGAGTACGTCTGAAATATTAGCTTTTACTGAAGATGTGTCAATGGCGATGATGATTGGTGGAGGTAGTGCTGCTTCACAGCAAGCAGCACTAGTACAATTAGGGCAAGCACTTGGATCTGGTGTTTTGCGCGGTGATGAACTTAATTCTATTATGGAGCAAGCGCCGCGGCTTAGTAAACTTATTGCAGAAGGGATGGGGACAACTGTTGGTAAGTTACGTGAAATGGGGAAAGACGGAAAGCTTACTGCGCTTGATATTTTTAATGCAATAAGAAAAGGTTCTGAACGACTAAAAATGGAGATGGGAATGATACCGTGGACTGTTGATCAGGCCGTTACTAAGATGCGTAATTCCATGCAACGTTTTTTTTCTGGAGTGGAGGAACGTACTGGTGCAGTGAGTTCAATTGCTGAAGGATTTGATAGAATAAGTAGTTACATTGATGGTATTGACATAGATGGATTTGTAGCTGGCTTTAGGTTACTAGTGATTTATGCATCTGCGTTTTTTATTGTTTCGAAATGGAATAGTTTATTGTCTGGAATGAAATTGTTAAAAGATGTTGTCTTAGGGATAAAGGATGCCTATCTTTTAGCAACAGGTGCGCAAGTGGTGTTTAGATCTGGTAGCATGAGAAGTATTGCTATGGCGATTGTTCCTTTTGCAAAATTTGCACTGATTGCTGCAGCTATTGCTGTTGTGATTTTGGCTATACAAGACTTCTATACATGGATAGAAGGTGGCGATAGTATTATCGGGCGGCATACTAGATCGTGGCAAGATTTTATAAAAGAATTGAGTCGCCGCTGGGAACAATATAAAGAAGAATTTTCTAAATCGATTGCGCCATTGGTAAGTGCAATTCAACCTTTTATTAATACCTTCAAAGATATTGCAAATTGGATAGGTAACTGCATTAGCAAATTTGAAAGTTTTCAAGCGAAAATAGCGGCATGGAATCCTCGTAAAAAGCTTTCTGAATTTGGAGATTGGATTGGTAATATTTATCTTGGTGGAGGGAACAAAAACACTGGTAATGATCATATTGCTAAAAGTGTAGCTCGATCAAATACGAGAAATTATTCTGATCAAAGTACACATACTAATAATATAAATATATATGCCAAAACAAATGCAACACCTGCTGAAATTGGAGTTGGTGTGGCTAATGCTATTACTCCTGATGATGGTTATAAATTCGATTTAGGTTCTGGGTTTGACTATGGTTTTCCTGATACGGAGGGGTAATTAAATGTTAGCAGATATTCTAGGGATAAACCCCAAGAATCCAACTGAAATAGGGACTTTGAAGGTTGATATTGTAAGAACTTTTGAATATCAGATGGATCAAGAGGTAACAGAGCATCCGGTTGAAACTGGGTTTGAAATACATGACTCAATTATAAATAAAGCAATCAAGGTTGATATGACGATAGGAATTTCGTCACATCCAGTAACATGGTTTTATAAAAATAGTCATGGTCAGCATAAGTTTGCTAGTGGGTTATCGGCACTTGAGCAAATCCGTGATAATAAAGAGCCAGTTACCATAGTAAGGCCTGATAAAATTTGGTCAGATATGGTTTTAACAAGCGCAAGGCCAGTTCGTAATGATGAAAGTAAATCAATCATATGGGTAAATTGTGCGTTTGTTCATATAACGAAAGTTGCTACACAAACAACTGAGGTACCGGAAGATATTGTTGATGAATCTGCAAGAGATAGTGCAGGAGAAACTGCAGCTGATGGTGGTACTGCAACGCAAACAGATGTTGGAAGTACTGGAATAGATTCAGCAGGAACTGAAGATGCTGTAGAGGAAAGCTCATCGAACAAATCTTGGGCAGCGCAGAGCATTGATGCAATCAAAAAATCGCTTGGATGGTGAACGTATGGAATTAATAAATTTCAATGACGCCAATGATATTGTTACCAAAGTTGTCTTAGATAATGTCCAGTATAGGATTCGGTTAACTTGGAATGCAGTCGGTGAATTTTGGACGCTACATTTATGGGATAACGATAAAAAACCGTTATGCTGTAATCTTAAGATGGTGCCAAACTTTCCGCTTTTGATGAATCATCACAGGCCAGGTATTCCTTCAGGGGAATTAATTCTTCTAACAGACCTTGAAAAGATAACTCGTAGCAGTTTTACGAACGGCGCTGCCAGTTTGATTTATGTGACGGAGGCAGAGTTTTATGGGAAAACAGTTTGACCGTGTTTATCGTTTACTGGTTGGGGTAGAGGGCAGTGATGGTATTATTATTGAAGGTAAGCCTAAAGAGAATGCGTTAAATATAACATTTGATATTGACAAAGACCTGACAAAGCAGACTAACAAATGTCGCTTGCAGGTCTTTAATTTATCTGATAAAACAGCAAAGATATTTGAACGAGATGATAGCATTTGTATTCTTGAAGCTGGATATAGCGAAGATATCGGTCTTAGACGTATTTTTGTTGGCGCAGTTTTAAAAGCATGGACATCTCTTAAAGGAGCAAATATGGTTACTGAATTGGAGCTATCTGATGGGCAAATTGCAATCCGTGATTGTGTTGTGTCTTTATCATATGCTGCAAGTGTTTCTGGGCGAAAAGTTATTGAGGATGTTGCTGCTGCAATGGGATTAGTTGTTCAGTTCGCTGAGGATTTGAGCTACTGCAGCTATGCTAATGGCTTTAGTTATATAGGTCCTGGGAGAACTTGCCTTGAAAAAGTATGTGCTGCATCGGGGCTGTCTTGGTCTATACAAAATAATGTGTTGCAAATAATAGAAGATGGCGGTAGTACTAAAGTTATAGCGATAAAGTTAAATGCAGATAGTGGACTTATTGGATCTCCAGAAAGGATCATTAAAGCTGCCAAAAAAATAAAAAAAGCATCAAGTAAAAAGTCGAAAAAAAATAAAGGAAAAGAGAAAAAGGCTGGCTGGAGAGTTTGTTCTTTGCTGCAGCCGACACTGAATCCTGGAGATTTGATTTATCTTGAAAGCAAGCCAGTAACAGGTTGGTTTAAAATTGAATCTTTAAAACATACTGGAGAATACAGAGGAAAAAAATGGCACACTAATATGGAAGTATATGAGATTGGAGGTGAGGATAAAAAATGAATTCAACTTCTAGTAGAGCAATTTCAAGTGCTGGAAAAGCGAACCCAAATCCTAGTGTTGAAGCTATTGATAAAGCTATGAAACAGCGTATTGGTGAAATCCGGACGGGAATGCCTGGGGAAATAATTTCGTTTGATGCTGGTACTTGTATGGCTACAGTAAAACCATCTTTGCAATATCATACCGCAGATGGAGATATTTTAGATTATCCTTTGATAATAGGCGTACCAGTTTTTATGCCACATGCAGGAAATGCTCAGATAACTTATCCTGTAAAAGTTGGAGATAGTTGTTGGATTGCATTTGCTGAACGCAGCTTGGATGAATGGCTTGGTAAAAGTGATGGTGATAATCATGATCCGAGGCAGTATGATTTAACTGATGCAGTATGTTTTGTCGGAATGAAAAAAGTACAATCAATATCTGCAGATAACGTTGAAATCATTAATGGTCCAACCTCAATTAGTTTAACGCCTGATCAAAAAATTAATATTGTTGGTGATGTAAATATAAAAGGAAATATTACTTGCTCCGGAACATCGAAAATGTCAGGGAATATTACTTGTAATGGTGATGTTATAGCAAGTGGTATATCGTTAAAGGATCATACTCATGGCGGTGTTGAAACAGGCGGTGGAAATACATCTGGACCGCAGTAAGGAGGACGAGCTATGGTTGATATTGCATTACATGCAAATGATCATGATATCTTGATTAAAGATGGAGATTTTTTGCTGATTGATAACGCCGAACGAGTTGCTCAACAAATAAAAGTTAAGTTACTGACTTTTCTCGGAGAATGGTTTTTGGACAATACTTGGGGCGTGCCTTACCTCGAATATATTCTTGTTAAGCAACCTAATCAAGATTTGATCAAACAAATTCTGAGTGAACAAATATTGTCGGTTGATGATGTGAAAAGTTTAAATGCGTTGGAACTGGATTATCAGGTCAAAGTCCGGACATTGATTATAAATTATGAAGTGTCAACAGAATACGGTTTGATTACCAGGAAGGAGGTGCTGGGGTATGGCGATAAATAGTAATACTAAGTATGGTGTTACACCACAAGGTTTTGTCAGAATGAGACTGCCTGAAATACAAAGTAATCTTTTTGATAGATTTGAGAGTAAAGTTGGTCAGGCAGTAAGCCGAAAGCCTAATAGTGTAATTGCTATTATATTGAGTCTAGTTGCAGAGGAGTCTGACCAGCAGTGGCAACTCGCTGAATATGATTATTATGCACGTTCACCGATGACTGCTGATGATGGAAGTATTGATAATACTGTTATGTATAGTAATGTTCTGCGGCGTGGAGAAGAATATACATATTTTTATGAAGTTTGTTATGGTCGCAATGGTTTTGTTTTACCTGCAAATTGCCAGGTAAAAGGTAGTGATGGAGAAAAGTATAATATTGCTGCTCCTGATATTATCACTCTTGACAATTGCGTAAGCGTTACTTTATTTATCCCGAACGTTACTGAAGGTGATTCGTTCGGATTTATATTAAATAAATCAGTGCGTGTTAGTTATACTGCAGTGACAGGAGATAATGTTGAGGCAGTTTATTCAAAACTTTTACAGCAAATATCTGGAGATGAGTGGTCTGGCAGCATTTTGGATGGGAACTTAGTGCTTAATCAGACTGATCGCAGATATGGTGGTACAGTAGTTCCTACGGAAACTTTTACTGTTATCGAAGTTGGGACACCAATCAAATTTGTGGCCGAGAATTATGGACCGTTAGATCCATTATTAAAAACAGTAACGTCTATTAATACCAACTACGATGGTTGGACTGCTGCTAGTAATGAATCAGCGGCTTATGTGGGTAGAAATCTTGAAACTACAACAGAATTACGTCAACGATATGCTGCAGCAGTATTCCGAACGAGTCGTGCTATGAAAGAAAGTATAAAGGCCGCATTGTTAGATCTCCCGGACGTAGATAGTGTAACTGTGTATGAAAATCGGTCTGACGAAATTGTTGATGGAATGAAGCCGCATAGTTTTGAGGTTATTATTCATGGCGGTGATGATATTCAAATTGCACAGACTATTTTAGAAAAGGGACCTATTGGTATTGATAGCAATGGGTCCATAGAAATGACTGTAATTGATAGTGAAGGGACTCCAGAAAAAGTTTATTTTAATCGTCCTAAAGAAATTCCGATTTATATCAAAGTTACAGTTTGGGAATATAAGGAGGAAAATTTACCAGGAGATTTAGTTAATACAATAAAAGATATCATCATTGAGAGCGGTAGCAACCTTGGAATGGGCAAGGATGTTATCGCTCAACGTTTTTTAGGACCTATTTATTCTAAAGTTAATGGCATCGGTTATATGGAGATAGTTGTATCCGAAGATGATCAGGTTTATACAGAGAAAAGTATTCCTATAGATCGTGGGGAGATTGCTGTATTTGATGCCGAACATATCACTGTTGCAATGGAGATTAAATCATGCTGACATCAAAAGAAAGGATGCTTAATTTACTTTTATCTCAATTCTCTGACAGAAAAATTATTAAAGCATTGCTTGAAACAATTGGAGAAGAATTTGATTTTCATAACACACTGAAAAAACAAATCAGGACAGAGATATGGCCAGATGTTGCCGTTGGTAAACAACTTGATATGTGTGGAGAGGTTGCCGATATTAGCAGAAAAGTTGATGCATCAATGTCTGTGGACTTTTTCGGATTTCCTGACCATGGTAATAATAGCTTTGGTAAAGCCAGATTTAGAAGATACGGAGAACCTTATTTGAGTTCGTCTGAACTTCGAGATAACGAATATCGTTTGGCTATTTTTTCAAAAATTGCTAAAAATACCACAGATGGAAGTAGGCAAAGTACTATTGACAGTATTAAGCGAATGTTTGGTGTGAGTCGAGTAATTGCTATCAATGCTGGTAACGCAAAAATGAGAATTGGTATAGGTAGGGTCGTTACACCTAATGAACTTAAGCTGATAAACGCTTTGGATTTAATAATAAGAGGCGCCGGAATTGGGGTTATATACATTTATTGGTTTAATGGCGGAGATACTTTCGGATTTAGTAGGAATGGCAAAAATATTGGTAATTTTGTTGGGTTTGGAAAAGGTACGTTTGCGAGAATATTACAAATAGAAGGGAGTTTGATATAAATGTCTATTGTTCAACCAGATTTTTCAAAAATATTTGCATCTGGCGCTGCTATTGGAGAGTTGCTAAATTGGCCAGATGAAAACTATTTAAAAGGGTGGGGGTATTTGAAGGAGTCAGAACCACCGCCGATGGAATTTTTCAATGCTTTGGCCAATTTATCTGATACTAAAGATAATTATTTATTTCAAGCAATAAATATACGTAAGAATAAAACACAGTATCATATAGATGACATTGCAACAACACCTAATTTGACATCTAAATATCAACTTATTTGTATTCAGGAAGGTGTTACTGCGGAAGCAGAACCTACTTGGCCTGATACTGATGGAGAAGAGGTTTTGGACGGCGCTTGCAAATGGCGTGTTACATCTAAAGTTGCTAATGGGATTACTATAGCAGGAGATGAACCAATAAATGCACGTGACTATTCTGTATGGCTTGCATTAAATGCAAATAATGATATAGCTAAATTAAAATATAAAACAGCACAGAAAACGTGGAAACAGTTGCTCATAGAAAGCAAATTGTCGGCTATATTGGATAGCCCTGTTAGAAGTTTAGAAAGAAATACAATATATAAAAAGAATGATATTTTATCCGATGCCACCTTACCAGGTGGTTTTTTAGTTTGTGAAACTGCGGGTACCTCTGGTGCATCTATTCCAAGCGCTATTACTAATGCTGCTGAAGGTGAAAATATAACTGATGGTACAGCGATTTTTTCGGTACATTATTTCTATAACTTGGCATCGCTTATTAGCCCGGCTTTTTCGGGAACTCCAACAGCACCAACCGCTACTAAAGGGACTAATACTAAACAGATTGCTACAATGGCAGCAATTATTAATGCATTAGCAGATTATGCAAAAAAAGAAAGTCCTGTTTTAACCGGGGCGCCTAAAGCCCCTACAGCGGAAAAAGGAACAGGTGGAGATATAATTGCAACATGTGCATATGTTTTGGCAGCGTTAGAAGGAATTGATCTAAGTGATTATGCAAAAACGACAGATTTGGACGAATATGCAAAGAAAGTTAGCCCAGCTTTATCAGGAACTCCTACAGCACCAACAGCAGCCAAGACGGTAAATAATACTCAAATTGCTACAACTGCTTTTGTTCATTTGCTTGCTGGAGCCGCTAATAATGGTGGTATAGTCGATTCATTGTTGGCTCAAAATGGCTATGTAAAATTCGCAAATGGTTTAATTCTACAGTGGGGAGCTAATCTGCATGGTTGGGTTATATTTCCTATTCCGTTTTCTCAATTCAGGAGGTTGGTAACAAATCACCAAGGTAAAGTATTCATGGATTCTAAAGCTGTAGAAAGCAATTCATTGTCAGGTTTTACTCTTGATGTTAGAAATAATAATGATTCATCAGAGGATGCCCAATGGATAGCCATTGGGTGTTGAACAGTGGGGAATGAATCGTACAAATGGTATTTATTCGTTTCCAATACCCTTTACAGAGGCACTTTGTTGTTTTGGTGGCGGCGGGGCTGGTAGTGGATATTATGATAATGCAAGCGCCTATAGCAACACACAGGTTTATGTTTATTCTGATGGATCTTCAAGATTTGTTAGTTGGATTGCTATAGGCGTCTAATAAACAGTGGGGATATTCAAATTCAACAGGAGTTACTTTCCCTATCGCTTTTAGAGA